TATAGAGTCCTCTACGGCATCGGTTGCCGACTTGAAGTCTAGTTATTATACTGACCCAGCGGTTGAGGCTAACTGGATTAGAACTCTTCAGAAGTATGGTTATGGTAGTGTTGACCCACTTAAGGCTGCAGCAATCTATGAGTTAGCAGTTGATGGTGCAGGTGACTGGTATCAGAAATCTAAAGGTGCTCGTCAAATAACTCCTGAGCAATACCTACAATGGTATGCTAAGAATCAGGGTGTTGGTGATAGTAATAAGCCTAAGGTATCTGTACAGAAGTATCTATTCCAACCAGAAGAGATTCAATCTCTGATTGACGATACACTTAAAAGCGTTCTTGGCCGTAAGGCTACAGATAGCGAGAACAAAGAATTCTATACTGCTATTCAGGGAATGATTGATGCTGGAACAATTACAACCACCAAGAAAGTTGGCGGTAAGACTGTTACAGAAACCAAGCCTGGATATACTAAAGAAAAAGCCCAAGCCTTAATTAAGAAGAGTGTAGAAGAAAAGGCACCACAAGATTTAGCGGAGAAGCAGAGTCTTGACTTTGCAGACTTCCTATCAGGACTAGGAGGTTAATGTGGCAGACACAGCATTTGGTATTACCGCTGATTTAATCAAGCAGTTTCCAGAACTTAAAAAGGTATTTGACCTATGGAAGGCTGGCAATACAACTGACGCAGAATTAGAATACTATAAGACTACTTATTACAAGAATCTTACTTCTAATGCGCAGACACGCCAAAAGAAAAAAGCATCTCAGCCAGGTGTATATGCTCAAGAACTTGAGGCATATAAACTTGAACAGAAGAAACGTCTTACCGCTAGAGGTATAACTGTTTCTGATGCTACTCTAGAAGATGCATATCTTAAAGGACTTAGCGATACACAGGTAGACCTTAATGCTTTGATTGCTGCTAAGGGTAAGCCAATTGGTGGTTCGACACTAGGTAGCGTTCAGAGTCTTAAAGAATATGCTGATGCTTTTGGTATGTCATACTCCCAAAGAAGTTTAGATGCATGGTCTCAGGGTATATTCTCTGGCACAACAACTGCTGATGATATTCAAGCACAGATTCGTAGAGATGCATCTAGTGCATTTCCAGTCTATGCTGACCAGATAAATAAAGGAACTAGTGTTGAGGCATTAACCTCAGCCTATAAATCTTCTATGGCTAACATATTAGAGATTGATGCAGACAGTATTACATTTAACGACCCTACTCTTCGTCGGGCTTTACAGTATATCGGACCTGATGGCAAGCCAGCAGTTAAACCAATATGGCAATTTGAAACTGAACTTCGTCAAGACCCTCGTTGGGAAAAGACAGACGGTGCTAGAAAAACCGTAGACTCACTATCATTAAAGGTCCTTCGTGACCTTGGATTGGCGTAAACATGGCTGCTCCTAAAGTCCCTATTGCTAGCACAACTAAAGTACAATCAGGCCAAACAATATCTGGTATTGCCGCAAAAGCAGGAGTAAGCGTTGCTGCTATTGCAGCCGCTAACCCACAGATTACCAACCTAAATAAAATTAATGTTGGCCAAACAGTTAAGATTCCAGTTGTTAATACTGCTACCAAAACCGCAACTAGCACTTATGCTGGTGGAGTAACTGGTGGAACAAATCCCTTTTCTCCTACATCAGGAGTAAGCGCAGCAAAACTTGAAACAATTTCCAAGGCTGCTGGAGTTACTCCAGTATCTGGTTCAACAGGTGCTACAGGTGCTACTGGAGCCACAGGTTCAACTGGTAATGCAGCAGCAGATGCCGCCGCTAAAGCGGCTGCAGATGCGGCAGCAAAGGCAGCAGCAGACGCAGCGGCTAAAGCCGCAGCAGACGCGGCTGCTAAGGCAGCAGCAGATGCTGAAGCAAAGGCAAAGGCAGAAGCAGAAGCCAAGGCTAAAGCAGAAGCAGATGCTCGTGCAGCAGAACTTGAAAGAATTAAAGCAGAACTTTTAGCAGCATCTGACGCAGAAAGAGCAGCACTTCTTGCTCAACTTGCAGCAGCACAAGCCGCAGCAGACGCCGCAGCAGCGGCAGCGGCAAACGCAGCAAATGCAAATGCAGCAGCAATAGCAGCAGCAAACGCAAACGCACTAGCGGCAGCAAACGCTGCGGCTTTAACAGCGCAACAAAAAGCAGCAGAAGATGCAGCAAAGGCTGCAGCAGAAGCAGAACGTGTAGCAGCGCAACGTGAGTCTGTAGGGAAAATTGTAGCAGATAGATTTGCTAAGTATGGTCTTGCTACTCTTGGAGCCAAGGTTCTCGACCTTGCTCGTCAAGGATATTCAGAAGACACAATTACATTAGAACTTCAGAATACTCCAGAGTATCAGCAACGATTTGCTGCTAATGCCCAGCGCATTAAGAAGGGACTTAGTGTCCTTACTCCTGCGGAGTATCTATCTAATGAAGATGCGTATCGTCAAACACTTAGAGCATATGGTTTAACTCAATTTGATAATGATGCATATGTAAGACAGTTCATTGAGAATGATGTATCTCCGTCAGAGTTATCAACTCGTGTATCTATGGCAGTTCAGAGAGTTCAGAATGCTGACCCTGCAATTGCTAGAACACTTAAAGATTATTATGGAATTGGCTCAGCCGACATGGTTGCCTATGTTCTTGACCCTAATCAGCAATTACCTAAGATTCAACGTCAGATTGCAGCAGCCGAAATTGGCGTAGCCGCAAGAGTACAAGGACTTGAGACTGGTGTTTCTGTAGCAGAACAACTAGCAGCACAAGGAATCACACAAGCCGAAGCACAAAAGGGATATGCAACAATTGCAGATATCCTACCTACCGCACAGAAGTTAAGCGAAATCTACGGAACAACACTTCCTGGATATAACCAAGCAGAGGCAGAACAAGAAGTATTTAATACTCTAGCCTCAGCGCAACGTAAACGTAAAGCACTTACTGAGAGAGAAATTGCATCATTCTCTGGTAAGTCTGGAACTACAAAAGCGTCGCTACTTAGCACAACAGGCGGACAATACTAGAATCCTGACATTGACCTATCGGCCCAATGCAGCGTATAAGACCGACAGTAGGAGCCAGCCAGTTTCCCCGAACTGAACTGCGGCCTGCGACTAACAACGAATAGAAGGGTGGTAGTTGCTATGAGCAACAATTACTGGGAAGACGAAGACGAAGACCTAGATACTGACCAAGGTTTCTCTGGTGATGGAAGTGACTTGATTAAGAAGTTACGGAAAGCAAAGAGAGCCGATGAGAAGCGTATTAAGGAACTCACTGAGCAACTTGAAGGATTATCCAAAGTGCAGCGTGAGCGAACCGTCAAAGAAGTCCTGGAAAAGAAAGGCGTAAACGCTAAGGCTGCACGCTTAATTCTTAAGGATATCGATGATGTTAACGAGGAGACAGTTTCTAACTGGCTCGATGATAATGCAGATTTATTCGGAATTAAAGTACAGCAAGATGAATCCAACATGCCAGAACAAGACCGTGCTGCCCTAAGGCAACAGGATGTTCTAACACAAGGTGCGTTTACTCCAGACAGAATGGAAGAACTTAACTCAAGAATTGACAATGCAGATTCTATGGATGCATTGTTAGATGTTCTTCGTTCACAACAATCATCATAGTTTCTAGTCACTGGAGGTGACGAATGGCATATGTATCAACAGATTCCGCTTCTTTAGGCGGAACCGCTGGTGGTGCTGGTCTAGTACAGAAGGCGTATGACCGTCTTCTAGAATTCGCTCTCCGCTCTGAACCACTAATTCGTTCAGTCGCAGATAAGCGCCCAGCCCGTCAAGCAATCCCTGGCTCAACCGTTGTTCTACAACGTTATGTTGACCTTTCAGCAGCAACAACTGCTCTAACAGAAACAACTGACCCAGAAGCAGTAGCAATGTCAACACCAACATCAGTAACCATTACTCTTGCAGAGTACGGTAACTCAGTGTTGGTAACACGTGCATTAGAGTTATTCTCTCTTGCAGATGTTGACCCTGCAATTGCAAACATTATCGCTTACAACCTAGCAGATTCTATCGACGCTGTAGCAATGACAACATTGCGTGGCGGTTCAAACGTAATCTACTCAGGTTCAACAGCAACATCAACTGCAACTATCACAGCAGCCGCAACACTATCTTCAGCAAACATCCGTAGGGCTGTTGCTAAGTTACGTGCTAACAAGGCTAATGGTCGCAAGGGTTCACTATACTGGGCTGGATTACACCCAGAGGTATCCCACGACCTACGTGCTGAGACAGGTTCAGCAGGATGGTTGCTTCCTAACCAATACGGTTCTTCACAAGACCGCATCTGGGCAGGAGAAATTGGAACATACGAGGGTGCATACTTCGTAGAGTCTCCACGTCTGTACACAGCAACTGACGGTTCTTCATCTGCAAAGGTGTACCGCACAATCATCGCTGGACAACAGGCATTGGCCGAGGCAGTTGCCGAAGAGCCACATGTAGTTATCGGACCAGTAGTTGACCGCTTGATGCGTCACCGCCCAATGGGTTGGTACGGCGTACTAGGCTTTGCTCGCTACCGCGAAGAGGCACTATTCCGAATCGAATCAGGTTCATCAATCGCTTAGTTGATTGACGGTAGGGCTAGGGGAAACTCTAGCCTTACAGTAAGTTCATTAAGGAGAACAATGGCAGACTACACATTTACAACACCAGTTGTACAAGAAGCACCTATCGGTAAGCATAGACTATTTTACTTCTATAAACTTAATAAGGGTGTTAGTATTGCCAAAAGCGGTGCTACCTATTCTAAAGTAAGATTCCCACTGGACGAAGACATAGCAACCTATGATGAATTTTATCTTGGTGGCCACGAACATATAGTAGATGATACTACTAAGGCTGCACTAATATCATCTGGCTTAGGAATAACTGAGGCTAATTTCACAGCAGCGTAAGGGACGAGTATGGCATATCACTGGCAAGACCATCCAACAGAAGTTGAAGGATGTTTCGGATGCAAGGTAATGAATTTACAAGTAAATGCAGGAGATGCTAAAAGAGATATTCCAGATAAAAAATGGAATGCAGAACTTCAGGCTTATCGAGATGCAAGAGCACAAGGTATACAACCAGCAGGGACAACTATGCGTCATGTAGAAGATGCGCATAAAGCATCAGAGATTTTAGGCAAAGCGTATAATGCGGACACTATGCCTAAAACGAAAGATATCACACCCAAAGCCGCAGCCGTAATGAAAGAGATAGGACAAGTATAATGCCAAAAGTAGGAAAAATGGAATTCCCTTACACTCCAAAAGGTAAGGCTATGGCCAAGAAAGCGGCGAAAAAGGCTGCTTCTAAGAAAATGGTTATGAAGAAAATGGGTAAGAAGAAGTAATGTCATCTAGTGGTAGTCATAAGCGCCACGATGGTTTTAATCCAGTTCAAATTAAGAATGGTCTAGTGGTTCGGTTGAACAAGAACGGAACCATTAGGTCAATCTTAGGAAAGTATGGGGAGCATGGAAAACAAAAAGGACTCAAGGCTCGCTAGAGCAGGAGTGTCTGGTTTTAATAAACCAAAGCGTACTCCTAAACATCCTACTAAATCACACGTAGTTGTAGCCAAAGAAGGAAGTCAAGTAAAGACAATTCGATTTGGTCAGCAAGGTGTTACTGGAGACAGACAACCTACAGCAAGACAAAAATCTTTTAAAGCACGTCATAGAAAGAATATTGCTAAAGGTAAAATGTCTGCAGCATATTGGGCGGATAAAGTAAAATGGTAGCAAAGAAAAAGACTAAGTCTAAAGTTAATGCTGCTGGCAATTACACTAAGCCTGAGATGAGGGCTAAGTTGTTCAAGAAGATTAAGGCTGGGTCTAAGGGTGGAGACCCTGGAGAATGGTCAGCCCGTAAAGCACAACTACTTGCTGTTCAATACAAGAAGGCTGGCGGAGGTTATAGATAATGGCACTAGCCAAATCTCAAAAGTCTTTAAAAGACTGGACTAAGCAAAAGTGGACAACCTCTGATGGTAAACCATCTAAGGGTAAGAAAAGATATTTACCTGAGAAGGCATGGGCAGCACTAAGCCCTGCTGAGAAAGCCGCTACTAATAAAGCAAAGGCTGCAGGTAATGCTAAAGGTAAACAGTTTGTTAAACAACCTAAATCAATAGCAAAAAAAGCAGCAAAGTACAGATAGGGACACAGGGGACTATGAGCAAAAAAGATTCTATTGCACTAGTATGGTGCGATAATGGAATGGTAGATGGCAAGTTCATGCAAGGTATAACAGATGTTATTATTAAATCTGGTATACACTTTGATGCAACACTACGTAGTCAAGGCAATCAGATTGCTAGACAACGCCAAACAGTAATTGATTACTGGTACGATAAGACTGATTACGAATGGCTACTATGGGTAGACTCAGATGTAGTAATTAGTCCAGAAAAATTTAAGTTGTTATGGGATAACAAAGATGCTGAAAAGCGTCCACTAATTACTGGAGTATACTTTACTACGGATAATCCAGAGGAACCTTTAATGATTCCTATGCCTACAATATTTAGTTTTGTTAATGATGGAGAAGGTGGCTTTGGATTATCCAGAGTACATCCATTACCAGTTAATGAACTAATTAAAGTAGATGCAGCAGGAATGGGATTCATTCTAATGCATCGCAGTATAGTACCTAAGGTTCGGGAAGTATCACCTGAGGAACAACTATTCATGGAAATGGGTAGAGGCTCTAAGTTCATAGGTGAAGATATATTCTTCTTTGCCCTATGCGACAAGGCTGAAGTTCCACTATACTGCCACACAGGAGCAACTGCACCACATATGAAGCGGTTCTCGTTCGATGAACATTATTACAAAGCATTCTTTGGTCAGCCTAAACAAGAGGCTAAATCAAAACTTATCACCCCTGATAAGAAAATCATTACACCTAGATAGGATACATAATGGCACTTGGTAAAGCAGGTAGTAGCCTGGCAGCAGAACTTAACCGTCTTGCTGGTACAACAGGATTAGATGAGCAGGGTGCTGCTAATGTTTATGCTAGCACTACTGGACTTGCAACCGTAGGTGCTCTTAATATCAAAGCAGAAGCAGGACGCACTAGGGATAAATTTAAAGACATTGATGGTATCTGTAATGAACTTGCTGGAACCACTGGACTAGCAGCACCTGCTGCATTACGGAGCATAGACGCCTAATGACAACTACACTATCTAATCTTATCGATGAAGTATTAATCAATCTTTCTGGCTATACATACCAACAGGAAAGAACAACCTATCTTAAAACTGCGGTGTCTACAACCACATCCTCATCTACATCACCTACAATTCTTAGCCTCGGTTCTACCGAATCAGTTGGTAAGGGTATCGTAGAAATTGGCGAAGAGTTAATGTGGATTGATACATTTGACCGTATTGCTAATACTGCTACGGTATCTCCTTACGGTAGAGGATATCTAGGAACAACTGCCAGCACACACGCTGCTGATTCTAAGGTTTCTATCTCCCCAGTATTTCCTCGCAACTCAGTTAAGAAGGCAATTAACGATACTGTTCGTTCTACTGGCTCTTCCATGTTTGCAGTCAAGAGTATGACATTTACCTATGAAGCACCAGTTACAACATATAATATTTACGACGGATATGTTATCTCAAATGTTCTAAGCATTATGTGGCAGTCCGTTGGTCCATCTGAAGAATGGATTCCAGTACGCAGATGGTCTTGGGATTCTAAAGCAGACTCCACTGCTTTTGCCGCTAATGCACAAACAATTACTATTGGTGATTATATTACACCTGGAAGAACAGTTAAAGTAATCTACGCTACAGACGCAGAAGCCTTTACTTCTAACTCACAAGACTTTGCTACACAAACTGGTTTACCAGAATCATGTAAGGATGTCATAATCCTTGGGGCCGCATATCGTTTGCTAACATATCTAGACCCTGCTCGTGCTGCCCAAATCAGCCCACAAGCAGACGAGACAGATAGCAAGCGTCCATTTGGTGCGTCGAATACTGCGACCAAGCAGTTGTATGCTTTGTATACACAACGCTTGAAAGAAGAAACGTCACGCCAACAAAATCAATATCCAATCCGCGTCCACTACAGCCGATAGGGAACTAAATGACAACACGCAAATACTCCTCTCGTTCTCAACAAACGACACTAGCGTCAGCAATTGCATCAGGCGATTTAACCATGACTGTAATTTCTGGCTCGCAATTAATGGGTGGAAAGACACCTACATCAACTGAAACATATACAGTTGTTATCGACCCAGATACAGCCAATGAAGAAATTGTAGATATAAGTAACTACTCTTCTGGCAATACACTTACTATTACTCGCGGAAGAGACGGCTCAACGGCTGTAGCCCACTCCGCTGGTGCAGCAGTACGCCATATGATTATTGGTCGAGACCTACAAGAGGCTAATGACCACATCGAGAATACTACAACAGCGCATGGTATCACTCTTGCTAACGTCGTAAAGACTACTGATACTGGGGTAGTGACCAGTACAATGATTCTTGACGGTACAATTGTTAATGCCGATATTAATTCTAGCGCTGCTATCGCAGCAACAAAGATTTCAGGCACAGCAATTACCGCTGCTGATACTGGTACAGTAACCAACACAATGCTTGCTGGCTCTATAGCACCTGCTAAAGTAACAGGCACTGCTATTACAGCAGCCGATACTGGTACTGTAACAAGCACCATGATTGCCGATGGCACTATTGTAAACGCAGACATCAACTCTGCAGCAGCCATTGCATCTACTAAAATTTCAGGTACAGCAGTAACTCAAGGAGATACTGGAACTGTTACCTCAACAATGATTGCGGACTCAACTATTGTCAATGCTGACATTAGTGCATCTGCTGCTATTGACAAGACTAAGATTTCTGGAACTGCAATTACTGCAGCAGATTCAGGTACAGTTACATCTACTATGATTGCAGATGGAACAATTGTTAATGCTGATATCAATGCTTCAGCAGCAATTGCTCTAAGCAAGTTAGCAACTGACCCATTGGCTCGTGCTAACCATACTGGTACCCAGACAGCATCAACTATCTCAGACTTTGATACACAGGTGAGAACATCTCGCCTAGACCAAATGGCTGCTCCTACTGGCTCAGTATCATTAAATAGTCAGAAGATTACCAACCTTGCTACACCTACATCTAATGCTGATGCTTCTACGAAACTTTATGTAGATACCCAGATTAACAACCTTATTGATGGCGCTCCATCTACATTAGATACTCTTAATGAGATTGCTGCAGCACTTGCTGATACAGCAAACTTCTCAGATACAGTAGTTCTTAAGGCTGGCTCTACAATGACTGGCAACCTAGCAATGGGTACAAATAAGGTTACTGGTCTTGGAACACCTACATCTAATACAGATGCAGCAACTAAGGCTTATGCAGATACAATGCTTCCACTAGCAGGTGGCACTATGACTGGTGCAATCGCTATGGGAACCAATAAGATTACAGGACTAGGCACTCCAACTTCTAACACAGATGCTGCTACAAAAGCATACGCTGATGCAATTGGAACTGCAGTTGCTGCCGATGCAGCCGCCGCTGCCGCAAGTGCTACTGCTGCTGCTGCCTCGTATGATTCATTTGATGACCGATACTTAGGCGCTAAAGCATCCGCTCCAACACTTGATAATGATGGCAATGCTTTAGTTGCTGGTGCTCTTTATTGGAATACCACAACTGGTGCTATGCAGGTATGGGATGCTAGCACTTCTGCATGGGAAGGTATAACATCTGCAGTATCATCTACTCGCTGGAGCAAGACAATGTCTGGCGGAGAAACAACACTTAGTTCAACAGATGATAACTCAGTAAGTCTTTCTTATACAGTTGGATACGAACAAGTTTATTTAAATGGCGTTTTGTTAGTTCGCAATGTTGACTATACAGCATCTACTGGAACTACAATTACTGGATTATCTCCAGCCCTTGCTGCGAGTGATGTTGCAGAGGTTCTATCTTGGACACCATATAGCGTTGCCAATGCATTAACAGTAACCGTTATTGATGCAAAGGGTGACTTACTTGTAGGAACTGCAAGCGATACAATAGGAAGATTAGCAGTTGGAACTAATGGATTTATCCTTACTGCTGATAGCAGCCAGAGCCAAGGAATTAAATGGGCTGCTGCACCTGAAGCAGGATTCAATCCACTAATGTTGATGGGAGCATAATGTCAAAAGCAAGAACCAATGCCGATAACCAAGCAGGCGATATCTCAGGCGTAACCGCCTCAACAGGACTATCAGGTGGAGGAACATCAGGTACTGTAACAGTATCCCTTGATACTGCCTCCGTATATGTAGTCCCGTCCCAGAGCACACACTCTGGTAAATATCTAACAACTAATGGAAGTGCTGCATCTTGGGCAAGCGTAGATGCTCTTCCATCTCAAACAGGAAATTCAGGAAAGTATTTGACCACCAATGGTACATCTGCTTCCTGGGCAACAATAACCACCGACCCAACCCCCACAGCATTTTTGCTGGGCGGAATGTAATAAGGAGAAACAATGGCAAACTCATATAAAGTACTAGGACAGTTGGCTGGTTCAACTACTGCAACCGCCCTATATACTTGTCCTTCTGCAACAGAGGCAGTAATTTCAACACTGATTATTTGTAATCGTGCTGCTGCCGCAAAGACATATAAAATTATTTTAAGACCAGACGATGAGACATTAGCAGATAAGCACTATCTTGCTTTTGATGTTGCTATCGCTGCAAATGATACCACTGCTCTAACACTAGGTATCACAATGAATGCTTCTGATAAGTTGTATGTATCTTCTTCAGATACCAACCTGTCATTCACAGCATTCGGCTCAGAAATCGCCTAACAACTTTTAGAAAAGGAATCACTGATGGCTATCTCAAGATTTAGTAACTCTAGGTTTACGCAAGCGTTGCCTAAATACACCCGATTTTGGGACCAGACTACACAACTTCCTGTTACCGCTAACTACCTAATAGTTGCAGGCGGCGGTGGTGGTGGTTATGAAGCAGGTGGCGGAGGTGGTGCTGGCGGTTATCGTTATTTTACTTCTCAATCTTTAACTCCAGGAACTTCTTATACGGTCACAGTTGGTGGTGGTGGTGCTGGTGGCGTTAACGGAAGTAGTAGAGGTGCTTCTGGTACTACTTCAACTTTTAATTCTACAAGTTCTTCAGGCGGAGGTGGCGGCGGTGGCGGTCAATCTTCTGGGTTTTATGGTGGCAGTTCAGGTGGTTCAGGTGGTGGTACTCGTTCTAATACAAACACTGCAGGCGGTGCGGGAAACGCTGGCTCTTACTCTCCAGTAGAAGGTTTTGCTGGTGGTGCAACTACTGGGTCATCAGGTTCAAGTGGCGGTGGAGGTGCATCTGAAATAGGTGAGACTGGCGCAGACACTGCATTTGGCGGCAACGGTGGAGACGGAAACGCTAACTCGATAACGGGTACTTCAGTTTATTATGCTGGTGGTGGAGGTGGCGGAACTAATATTGCTGGTGCTGGCACTAGAGGGCTAGGTGGGCTTGGGGGCGGTGGTAATGGTGGCTTAAATACAGGAGGACAGACTGCTGGAACTGCAAACACAGGCGGTGGTGGCGGTGGTCAAGATGGAACGGGTTCAGGCGGTAACGGTCAAGCAGGCGGTTCAGGTGTAGTAATTATATCTGCAGGTCGTGCTGCTGTAAGCACAACAGGTTCACCTTCAAATCCAAGCACAGGTATTTATATATTTAATGGAGATGGGAGCATAACTTTCTAATGGCTATTCGTAAATTTTCTACATCAAGCATTAAGACAGGCTCTAAGTCCTCTAAATTTTGGGACCAGAGTACTGTATTAACTATTACTGCTGACTACCTTGTAATCGCAGGCGGTGGTGGTGGTGGATACAATGCAGGCGGAGGTGGCGGTGCAGGTGGTTATCGTACAAGTGCTAACACAACAGGTGGTGGTGGAAGTGCAGAATCTAGTTTAACAATTACACCTGGAACACAATATTCAGTAACTGTTGGTGGTGGTGGTGCTGGTTCTACAAGTGGTTCTAATACAGGAAGTAGTGGCAATAACTCAGTATTTTCTACAATTACTTCTACAGGCGGTGGCGGTGGTGGAAGCCGTGCTGGTGCATACAACGGTGCTGCTGGTGGTTCAGGTGGTGGTGGTTCTGTCGATGGTGGTACTGGAGGAACAAGAACAGCATCCCCAGTTCAAGGAAATAATGGTGGTGCCGATTCTGATGGTTCTTTTCCTGCTGCTGGTGGTGGCGGTGCAGGTGGGGCTGGTGTTAGTGGAAGTGGGGGTAGTTTAGGAACAGGTGGGGCAGGTCTTGCCTCTGACATTACTGGTACTTCTATTACTCGTGCTGGTGGTGGTGGCGGTGGCATGGATAGCGGTCAAAGCCCTAATGGTGGTTCAGGTGGTGGTGGAAGTGGTACTACTGGTAGTACGAATGCAGTCCCAGGAACAACTAATTATGGTGCTGGTGGTGGTGGTGGTAATAACAGTACAGGAGATTCACGAGGAAACGGTGCAAGTGGTGGCTCTGGCGTAGTTATTCTTCGTGCAACCCAAGCGGCATCGTCTACAACAGGTTCTCCAACATATACTACTTCTGGCAGTTATCATATTTATCAATTTAATGGCGATGGTTCAATTACATACTAAGGAGAATAATGGCACACTTTGCAAAACTAGATGAGAACAACAATGTACTTGCAGTACACGTTGTTAACAATGATGTTATTACTATTGATGGTAATGAGTCAGAACAAGCAGGAGTAGACTTTCTAACAGGTCTACACGGACACACATTATGGAAGCAAACTTCCTATAATGGGACGTTCCGCAAGAATTATGCAGGTGTTGGCTATACATATGACACAGGTCGTAATGCTTTTATAGCACCTAAGCCTTGGGCATCTTGGACTCTCAATGAAGCAACCTGTCGATGGGAATCACCAGTTCCTTATCCAACAGATGGCAAGCGTTATGGATGGTTTGAACCTAATCAAGAATGGATTGAAATAACTGGTCCTTCTGCTTAAGTAATAATATAAATAAATTTCTAATTAAGGAGCACTGTGGCTGGTCGTGATATTACCGAAGGTCGTTCTAGTAGAGCGATTGCGGTTGACTTAGGTATTGTATCGTCTTCTGCTACTTGGCAGAATACGGCAGAGGCATATGACATTGCTATTGGTGGCTTGCCATTTTTCTATGCTATCTCAGATGCGAGACCATATCGTCGACAGACTGCACCATTCCGTAAAGACCAATTTGATAATGGTTCAGAACCAGGCGAGCAATCACTTACTGGTTGGTGGATTCGTTCTCAATCTTCTTTTCATGGCGGAGCAGGTATTAAGTTCTATGACCCATCCGCTGGTGAAACTGTAGCACACAGATTTACTGATAGCAAGGGTGTCGATGTGTGGACTAAGGGACAAGTCACAATGCTTAAAAATACATCTACTTCCCACTACACAACTGGCGATATCGAATCTAACAAACGTCCATTCCAACAACTACGTTCTATCCAATGGGGTGGGACTAACGGTGTATTGCTACATGATGAGTATGATGTTGACAAGATTGCAGTAGACGGAACAGAAACTCACTTCATAGATAACGCAGCAGGTACTGATTATCCTGTCTTTGCTATCTGTGATGATGGTGTTAATGCTTATTGGGTGACACGCATCCTTGATTCAGGCGTTGACAAAACTGCTGTATACAAGAAACCTTTGACTGGTAATTCATCTACATCAGCAACCCTATTGTTCAAAGACAGTTCTATTGTAGTATCTAAAGGCACAATGGAATATGTTAAAGACCGTATTGTCATGGCTATCAATAATAAGATTTATGAATTCCCAGTAACTGCGTCGTCTTTACCTACAGCCTTGTATACACATGGCGATTCTGATATAGTCTTTTCTTCAATATCATCATCTGGTTCATCTATCTATGTTGCTGCCTATAGTGGTATTCAATCATTTATTTTTAAATTTACATTAAGTACATCTGGCACGATGCCTACACTTACATCCGCTGTTATCTCAGCCGAGATGCCTGTAGGAGAAATCATCCACAAGATATATTACTATCTTGGATATATGATGATTGGGACAAATAAGGGAATCCGTGCGGCAGTTGTCTCAGATACTGACGGCTCCATCAACTATGGTCCACTAATTGTAGAGACTTCTCAGCCGTGTTATGACTTTGCCGCACGAGACAAATTCGTCTGGTGCGCTACTAGCGTTGCTGGAAATCCTGGTGTTATCCGTATTGACCTAGGAAATGAAATAGAAACATTACGGTTTGCATACGCAAATGATTTGTATGTTGATGATATAACTGGATATAGAACTACATCATGCGCTTTTGCTGGTGATTTAAATAGACTTGTATTCTGCACCACAGCAGTTAATGCTGGGACAATTACTAACAAAGCAAAAACATCTAGTGTTGCTACACTTACTACCTCTGCGGTACACGGCTTAGCCGTTGGTGATTCTATCTGGGTAGAAGGTGTTGCTGCTGTATCTAGTTCCGTATTCAACGGGCAATACACAGTTGCTAGCGTTCCGTCTACTACTACATTTACCTACTCCGTAACAGGTGCTGACGTTGCATCAACCGCAGTATCATCTGCTACAGCATTGGTTAATAAAACTGGAACAATTAATATTGAAGCAGAATCTACCTTACGTCCTACTGGATATCTAACCACAGGGTTTATTCGGTACGGCACACTAGAGCCAAAGAACTTTAAGCGCCTCCTTGGTCGTGGTGACTTCTCCTATGGAAGTCTTGCTTTGGATATTATAGATAGAAACAATACTGAGTATGAAATTATTACCTATAGTCCTACCGTCCCAGCAGTTGAGGTAACAACATCTCAGCCTGAGACAGCGCAAGAATATGTAGCATATAAGTTTATCTTTGGACGAGATGCTACAACCACATCTTTGGGTCCTACATTTAAGGGATACCAAGCAAAGGCTACTATCGCTACGCCTCGTCAGCAAATCATGCAGTTCCCACTGTACTGCTTTGATGTCGAAACAGATAGATACAATGTTCAAGTTGGATATGAAGGAAGAGCATTTGCTAGAATTCAAGCACTTGAGAATATAGAAAAGAGTGGAGATGTAGTTACACTACAAGACTTCACAACTGGTGAATCTCGCCAGATTGTAATTGAACAAGTATCGTTTACTCGTGGAACTCCACCAGACAGAGGCTTCAGTGGCTTCGGTGGTATCCTTGAGGTAACCATTAGAACCGTATAGGGAATCATGATGACACCAACTGATTGGGCTGGACTAGCCGTAGCCGTAACCACTTTAATAGGAGCACTAGCAACATCTATTAGATGGATGGTTAAACATTATCTTAATGAACTTAAACCCAATGGAGGGTCCAGTTTAAAAGATAAGGTCAATCAATTGGACGAGAAGGTTGAGTTACTAACCGACCTAGTTAAACAACTAATAGGAAGATAGGGACAATGGGGACAAAAGCGGACAAATTTCCTAAATGGTTCTACGATAATGCTACAGTTGCTGACTTTGAATCAGGACTAGCAGAGTTTAAAGGTAAGAAGAATCTTAAGTTCCTACAGATAGGTGTCTTTACTGGCAACGCATCTGCTTGGCTACTAGAGAATATACTTACTGACCCATCATCATTACTGGTAGACATAGACCCTTGGTGTGGTAACCTACAGCATGAATCAATCTATGACTGGGATGATATACAGGAAGCCTACAAGGAACAGACCGCTTCTTATGGTAAGAAAGTTCAAGCACATAAAGCATTTAGTGGTGACTGGTTAAAGAACCACAGAGAACTCAAGTATGATTTTATCTATATCGATGGTGACCACCTACCTGAATCGGTAACATTAGATGCTGATTTATCCTGGGATTTGTTAAAGCCAAAGGGTATCATGGCGTTTGATGACTATGAGTGGGACCACCCAGACGGTACAGATAAGAACCCTAAGCCAGCAATAGATGCTTGGCTAAACAAACACAAAGATGAAATCGAAATCCTACGTAAGGGATGGCAAGTATGGATAAGGAAAAAGTAAATGACAACTGTTGCCAAGAAAGCCACACCTGCTGCAATTGCTGTGCTGCGCCAAGCGACGGCATTAAGACCGAAGCGCAAGAAAGCAAGCGATGGTCTTCTACCATCTGCTGCTCATCTGAAGGCGAGTCCAACTTCGGACCACAATACTGGGCTAGCAGTAGACCTCACCCATGACCCAAAGAATGGTATAGACTGCACCGAGATATTTGAATATCTAAAGACAGACAAACGTGTAAAGTATTTAATATTTAATAAAAAGATTTGGTCTAGAGAAAGAAATGGTGAGGGCAACCGAAACTATACTGGCTCTAATCCCCATACGAAACATATACATATATCGATTGAAGAGAAACATTCAAAGGATACTTCTCCTTGGTTCTCTTGGATGGATAGAGTTGTGTACAGTACGGCAGACCAGGCCAGGGCTATGGCCTTAAAACTAAAGCCACTCCCAAAAAAGAAAGAGAGCAAATGAAGAAGTTCAAGTTATCAGCAAAGCAAAAGGCAGCATTTAAGTCTTACCTGCGAGCAGTCCTTGCTTCAGCAATCACTTTAGGATTGGCATTAGCAGCCGACCTAGCACCACAATACGCTATTGCAATCGGCGCTGTGTTCGGTCCATTGGTTAAATGGGCGGATAAGGCTGAAGAAGATTTTGGAGTAGGCTCCAAGTAATACCTTTTAAACGGCTTTAAACGGCCTTTAGAGACACGAAACCCCCCGACCTTAGGTAATCACCTTTGGAAGGGGGGTCTTTTGTGTTTTCTAGGTAGCCTTCCCCTCGCTACTTAGCCAACTCTTTTGTGACCCAGAGCACATATCCTGGTTGTACAAGATACCCTTTGCTTGGGTTTGGTTCTATGTCACAGGTTATCTCTTCCCCGTACAACTCAACCGCTCTGCGCAATACTGAGGTAGGTACAATAAGTACCACACCCTCTAATACAAATGCCCAGTATTCAGCCTTCGTTGCAGATAGACCTGAGGCATACCAAGACTGGTTGTTGTGAGACCAACACTCGGTTTCTATATAGATGTTGTTTGTGTTCTTCCACTTTAAATCAGTCTTGACTTCTATTGTTTTGTTACCAGTCAGTAACCCTTCGACCAGTCTTTCGCCAGCCTGTCCTACCGATAAGTCTAAATCAAAGTCAGATAGTTTACTCATTATATCCTATTGTATATATTATATATATATTATAATAGACCCCAGAGGGGTCTTATATATATTATCTTATGTATTTAATTATACACCTAACAAAGATAGATGTCAAGTATATTTTATAGTTGACAGATTTACCTGATTGATATATAATACACCTATGGCAATTGAACTGCAAGGATACACATTACCTGAGCATATATCATACTCAGCGTTTACAACATTCATTGACTGTGGGTATCAGTATTACCTAGGTCGATTACTTCAACTACCCGAAGAACCTTCGGTGTGGTCTGTGGGTGGCTCCGCCTTTCACTCAGCAACTGAGGCTTGGGATTTGGAGAACCTATAATGTTACTAGCACAGAACTACTGGGATAAAGCATGGGCAAAGGAATCAGATGGTAAAGATTTAACCTTCGCTAGGGTTGGTGGTCGTGCTACCAAAGCATTCCCTAATAAAGAGAACGTAGATTTTTGGCAAAAGACTGGACCTGAATGGGTTCAATCATATATCGATTGGCGTATTGCTAATCACAACTGGAAAATCTGGCACACACCAGAAGGCGCACCTGCCGTTGAATTGGGTTTGACACCTACCTTTGCCGATATACCTGTTAAGATGGTTATCGATAGAGTCTTTGAAGTTGATGGTGAATTAGTCGTGGTTGACCTAAAGACTTCACAGCAAACCCCTTTCAGCACGCTACAACTTGGCTTCTACCGCCTAGGACTTAAACAAGTTCTAGGGGTAGATGTTAAGTACGGAGCCTACTGGATGGCAAGACAAGAAGGAACTACTCCACTCATAGATTTAACTGGATACACAGATGAGAAGTTAGAGTATCTTGTTAGTGGATTTGACAAAGCACGTAAGGCTGGAATTTTTATACCAAATACAAACAACTGCAATAGATGTGGACTGACAGAGTATTGTCAGTTCTCTTCTAAGAAATGAGAAACATGGCAAATGAAGACTGGAAACTACAAGTTTCCTACAAGACACCAACAGGTGATATGATAAACATCCGTGCAAACACGGCAGATGAATTGTCTGTGCTGTTAGAAGGCATTGGCGATTACTCTACACAAATCTCCTCTGTGCAACAGAAGGTAGTAGGTGCTTATACACTAGCCCCTTTATCGACCACGAGTTCCACTATCGGCACAAAGCCCTTAGCCTCCTCGCCTCCAACCCAGGTGTTGCCAGCATCAGGTACAGCGTCACCAGTATGTAAGCATGGTGCTCGTATTTGGCGAGAAGGAATTAGCAAAGCAAGCGGAAAGCCTTATGCATTCTGGGCGTGTCCTTCACCACAAGGCACACCTGACCAATGCAAACCAGTTAACTAACAATTAAATAATGAGGAAGAGTCGTAGCCGAATTACACCAGTTGCATTTTGGTTGCGACTCTTCTTTCAAGATAGAAAGGAACCAGGATGCGTACACTTGTCCGCTCAGTTGGTCGTGCCAGTATCGGAGGGGAACCTTTACCTTCCTGCTTTAAGGCGTTCGATTCCAACAAAATCATTGTCCGTCGTTCCGAAGTTTCGATGTTCGCAGCAGCGCCAGGTGTGGGTAAATCAACTTTAGCATTAGCATTAGCACTTAAAATGAAAGTGCCGACGTTGTATATATCGGCAGATACTA